TACTTCTCTGTTTCTCAATATCTTTTGTAGCTCTTGTGTCGAGCCCACAAAGATTGCATTATTAGTCGTATTACCAGATTGTTCGATTGCACCTTTTTCTTGAGTAATGTCTTTTCTTTTCTTTTGGACGTCAATTAACTCAGTAGTAAGGTCTCCAGTTGACTTAATCATATTTGAGAGAACTTCAAAAGCTCGAGGGTGTTCAGTCTCTTGAGCTATTACAGATAGATGTTCAAGGGCATCGGTAGATTTATTAATCAAATCTTTTAATGTATCGCGTGCAAATTGAACATCGGTCTCTGTATCGTGAACTATATTCTCTGCGTGTGCTTGAAGTTTTATTTCCGGCGGTTGTTTATTGGCTGGTAAATTTTCATTCAAAGCTTTTATCATTTTATCTTTTTTAGACATCAATAACTGTATTTATAGTATTTGTTTGGATCAATAGCCAGTTGTGTTAGGGTATATCCTGTACTAATACTTGCAGCCGCGTCAACAGTCGCGATCATAGTATTTAAATCATTTATCATTGCTGTTGTTGATATAAAAGTTCCATTACCACCACCTCCATAGGTTACTGTTGAAACAAGTATTGCTTCATTACCTATAATAACAAATGATGGATTACCAGAATCTCCAGTGATCGCATCTTCATACCAATCTGCATATCCCGTCGCTGAGTCGAATGTGATACTCGAACCAACGCTAGTAATATTTTTAATAAGACCTTTCTCTTCTTGATCTAATTGCAATGCCAAAAATTGTTTATTGAAATCCATATAGTTTGATACATCTGGAGCAAAAACCTTTGCTATTTCAATCGTGTCGGGTAAATCTGCACTTAAAACAGCAATATTAAAATCACCAGCCGAAAAGCCAGAGGATGGGTGATCAACCTGTGCCGATATTGTTCGCTGAACTACTGTATTATCATCCGTCACAAAATATATTATATCACCTGCAGAAAGGTGAAAACCTGAATGCTCAGCGAAAAGAACATGTCTTTTTGTAATTGCGACACCAGCCCGTTTATTATTATCTCTAGAGTTCCATGCGCTTATTGAAGTTAGACCTTTAATGCTCTTACCCCAAAAGCTCGTATTTCGAATAAAGTTTAAATCACTGGTGTAAGATGCTTCTGTGTAAACATCTTGTGTAGTCGTAGAAGCAGCTAGGTTTCCGATTAGTCTACTGATAGTATCTGTTGATTCACCTGAAAGAGTTTGAGTACCAAACCCAAATGTAGTTGTAATAGTATCAGTTGAATCTAAAGGAGGTACATTTCCTGTTGCAACAGTGACTCTTACATTTTCTTCACCGCCTGGATTTTCTAATTGTAATGTCGTACGAGGTGATGTATCACTATAAAACTTTGCATCTATTTGTCTAATAAGTCCACTAGGAGTAGTCTCACTAGCAAAATATCTTATTTTCATATTAAATTCTAAAGTATATGTAAGAATACGGCTGTCTTCATAGGTACCTTCATAGCTATCTTCTTGTGATACGCTATTTAAAATAATTGGAACATCACTTGAAAGACCAGGTCTTTCCATATCTTTTATTGCAACCGTGTATTCAGGTCTAAAAGTTGGAAGAATTTGTTCAACAATTTGTAATGCAGAGTCTTGGTCTTTAGCAATAATGGATAATGTAAAACCAATATTATAAGGAACACCTTGAAAAACAGTTCTAGTACCACTTGAATAAACATGCTTATTCATTTTATTCAATTGTCTTTCACTATCAAGCTCAAAGGAAGAAATCTCAAATGCCATTCTTGGCACCTTTAGTTGTATTCTATCTGTATCAGAACCTGCATCATTTAGTCTAGTAATAAACTTTTGAGCAGGACCATATGCGATAGGTACTTTTTCTTGACCTTTATTAGGTTTGGTAATGCTTATATTATTAAACACTGTACCAAAAACAGCAACAGCTTTTTTAGTAGTCTGATTATAAAATGGAGTAGAACTAAACATTAGGCAATCCAAAGGGGTTATCTACCGAGAAGTCGATAAAGTTATTTCCGACCGTTTCAAATTCTGAGTTATCAGAAAGAGGGTCAGTGTCTTTCATATCTGCTAAGTCTTCAGCAAGAGTGTTCAATCTACGGAGACTATATTGTGCACCGGAAGTCATTCCAATAACAAATTGAGGAGAGGCAACAGATGATGAAATTTGAAAGTCTACATTAGGTGAAGTATTAAAACTATACGTCATCACATCACCTGAGTTTATCGCTTCAATAGTTCGCGTACTATTTGGCTCTACACTAGGACAATCAAATGTTCTACCATAAATTTCTAATATCCCGTTGTGATCTCCATTGGCCGGAGGTGAATCGAAAGTTGCAACCTTTGCAAAGATTTTACGTTTCTGCAAACGAAACTGAGATGTGATTACTCCATCTGGTTCGTTTAGAGTCGGATCAGTAATACTTTGAAAGATATCTTCGCCAACTTGAAATCTAACACCATTATGTGGTGAATTAAGATATAGCGTATCTCTTTGAGCAAATTTAGTTTCATAGCCATCGATATCAGTTATTCCTGTATCAATTTCTTCTCCACCATATTGGAACAATTCACATTTAAGTTGGAATGTAGGAAGGTTCTGTAATTGATAGAATGGGTCTTCCGCTTCAACAAAAGTAATCTCAAATAAACCTTTAACAAGAGGAAGATAGATTAGATCACCTTCCATTGGTCGTCTCACAACTTTTCTGTCAAGATTGGGGTCTGCCTGAATGTGACGACCAATTAGTTGTTCCCATCTTCGATTGGCTATAACTAAAGTTAATTGGTCTTTAATCTCAAGTCCAAACTTAGAGAGCAGATCACCTTCACCTTCATATCCATCTACATTTTGTACATACGCCTCAATCATATATGAAGAACCAAACTCACTAAGCTGGTCTTCATTAAAGATAGAATCTTCGTTTACTATCTTTCTTGGAATGTAAAAGGCCTCATGGCCATAGATTTGTAAACCTTCTATGGTTATATCTTCATAGAGGTTTTGCTCACCGCTCGTTCCTTGACTAAAATATACATTTCTTGGCATAACATCTTTAACCTATGAACATATCAGGTGGCATCTCATATTTCAATTGCATTTCTTCTTCCATTAATTTAATTTCTTCAATCGCATCATCAAATATTTGACGACCATTTAATGTAACTCCACCTGGTAGTTGCATACCTTCAAATTTAATTAGATTGGCTCCCCATTGTCTTTTGATAAGAGCTGTTGCATATCTTTTTAAGAACATGTCATTGTAAACATCAACAAACGTATCTGGGTCGACTACTTCATATCCATCAAATATAATATACTTATCTGGTCCAAGCTCATGCAATGTATCTGCATAAAACACAACTCTATCTTTATGTCGACTATATTCTATTTTTTCATAGATACCATTGATATTTCTATTAACCAATGATAAGTATTGTTTTGTAATTTCATAGTTAACTACTCCACCTCCGTATGGTCCACCCATATCAAATATATCATTAAGGTGCATTTGATAATCAACCGAGAATACAGATGCACTTGATCCAGTTGCTCTAATATCCATTACATTGTTTACAGAGACAAAAGAATCGGGTAAAGTAATGAAACCTAATTCTATATCACCTTGAACTATATTAGTAATAGATGTAGAGGCTCCAGATGTAGTTCCAGTAATTGTTTCACTTTCAAACTTAGTACCCGGTACATCTATTTTATTATAGGTAATTGTTGTAGATGATGGCTTCGATACGATTGTTGCTGTTGCTCCAGATGTGGCTCCAGTAATCTTTTCTCCTAAAGAAAAAGAAGCAGATGAGCTAACAGTTAAAGTTGAGTTTGTAACTTTATGTTTACGAAGATTTCTAGTAATAGCTTCTCCGTGGTATTCTTGATAGAACTGAATAGCTTCATCAATTCTGTCATCAATTTGATTATCATCAACATTAATTTCAATCACCGGATGGCCTAGAGCTCTCTTGCAATAGTCGATAAATGTTGCTCTGGTATTTGGTTTTGCCATAATTCTATTTATATGATTTAATCATACAATCCTACTCTATCTTTTAGGTGGTTGTAGTTTTGGATTATTTGAGCATCTGTTAAAAATGTGTCATATGCATGAAAGGCATATACCTTCATATCTGAATCTTGAGTAGAACTAGTAGGTGCACCTATTTTCAATGGATTAGTATCATTTTTCATACCTGTATTAGAACTTAAAGTGTGATCTGCCTTTTCGACACCATTAATCCAAATCCTTGATCTTCCAGATGTATTATGTTGTACCTCTAAATTATATACTTGATTAGCTACAACTGAATTACTCGGTGCAGCAACCCAATGCATAGCATTACCTGTGTCCGTTACCATAAATGATATTGTATTTGAATTTCCCGCGCCTTGTTGTGGTAAAGAACCACTTACAGAAGAATCATACCAACATAAAATTGGTTTAAAGGTAGAGTGAGAACCTTTAGTAAATATATCATGGTCACCGCTGCCGCTCAAAGAAGTAAACTCAAACCACAAACTAAAAGTAAAATCGTGTGGATCGTTAAACGTTTCGATATCGCCGAATGTAATAAATTCAACGGATGAACCTGCATCTTTATCTATTTCCCAATTTTTAGGTATTGTATTATTAAATGTACCAGATAAAGTAGCGTTATGATTTCCTTGTAAATCTGTTATAGTATTACCAGCACCATCATAATATGAACCTGAGTGTTCTGCATCGATATTAACAACAAGATTATCTTTTACTAATAACTGACTTGCAAGAGCAGTACTAGTGGTAGTACTTCCCGTCTCCATAAAATCTTTTAACCAAGTTAATGCTGGTCTTTCAAGTGTTCCGTCACGATTGATTAGTCCAGTTCGATGCCCTTGGCTGTACCTCCAATTTTCTGTATTAATATATCCCCAAAGAGTTACTCGTTC